GTGTTACGAGTGCTCGGAGGAACGATCAGGAAACGACCGTCCATAGGAACATCGTTGTCGTCCAGACGCTGAATGCTACGACGAATAGCAGCATCGGTCAGAGCGCCAGCGGTGCCGGTGTAGGCGGTAGTACCGTCAGCACCCGAGTAAGCACCAGTGTAGCCAGCAGTGCCGTCACCACCGTTAGCCTTACGGCCCAGTTGCACCAGAACGGAGTCAACTTTCTTAGCCAGAGCGTAGCCAGCGTCATCAGTGTAGAACTGACGCAGCGAAGCCAGAGCTTGAGCTTCCACGATGTCTTCGATCAGACGGCTGTATTCCCAGTGTTGGTTGATGCTCACGGTCTTCTCAGACTCGGTAGCAGCAATCAGAGTCACTTGAGTCGAAGCAGCCTTAGCAGAGGCATCGCCACGAGTGGGAGCGGGAATGTGAACGGTGTCACCTTTCTTGCCCTTGAAGTTCATCTTCTTGACGAGGTTAGCAGCAACCAGATTCTTCTTGTAAGCTGCAATGATTTCATCACTCCAAACTTCCGGAATGAACGTTGCGGAAGTCGTAGTAGTGACGTGATTAGTGCCTAAACCCATTTTAAAATCTCCTTAGATTTAATGATTAATAAAACTTATTTACGTGACTTGCGTCACTTTACTCGCCCTTCAGCGTATGCTGCCATGATTTCATCTTGTAAGGCATCATAACGCGAGGGATCTGTCATGCGTAGCCGGATAAGGTCGGCACGGCGATAGACTTTCTTGGAGGACTCACCTGTTCCAGACACATCCACTGCTGCAGCTTTAAGATTCTGTTTACGGGCCTGTTGACCAGCTTCCACAGTTTCTTTAGACTTAACAGTACGGATCTGCTTGAACGTAGAGAGCAGTTCGTCAGCAGCGTTGAAGTCATACTGAGCGTCAGCCAGAGCAAACATATTCAGACGAATAGGAGATGCTTTGACCCACTCAATGAATTCACCATCTTGAACAATATCCTTAAAGTCAGGATGTTTCTGCTGAAGTGCCTGTTGTGTCTGCATCTGTTTAAACTGCATAGTAGCTTTACGAGCAGCAATTACATCAGGATGTTCAGCAACTGCTTTTTGAACAGCAGTCTTGGGATCTTCAAAGAAGTCAATCTCTTGTGTTTCTTCTTTTGGAGGCGTACTTGGTTGTTTACTAGAGAGTTGTTGCTTAATGAGTTCATCAGCTAAGCGTCGAACCTCTCCAACTTCCTGAGCCTGCTTACCAATGAGCTTTTCAGCTTCTTGGTGCATCTTAACAATATCTTCAAGTGATTTACCCTTGTACTTTTCAGGGATCACAGGAGCACTGTCTTCAACTTCAGGTGTTGGATTGTTGTTATTATTTTCAATCTGTTCAACTGCTTCTAATTCACTCAAATTAGTCAGTTCATCTGTATTTTCAATAAGAGCCATACCTACCTTCTCCTGCTCGTTATTAGCGAGTTCTAGGAGCCTTTATAATAGATTCAGAGTTGTTCCTAACTCAGGAGTTCTGTTTCTGTTCTTGTTTGAGCTTTTCAGCCCTTACACGTGTCCAACGATCATAAGCATCAGGGAAAGCACCGGTGAAGCCTTCCAATTTAATGCTAGGCGCAGACACAGCCCTGACAGCATCCTTACCACAAATCGGACAACTAATAGTCCGAACGCTGTCATCTCTTAACGCTTCAGTCACGTGAGCATCGTCACAGAAAAAATCAAATAACCTTTTAGCCATTTGTTAGATCCTCATAGACTTTTTCACACGCTTCCTTGCGCTTTAAAATCAAATCCAATATGTCTAGTTGACCTTTACGGAAAAATAAATCGTGTGTGTCCGTAGTCAATGTAACGTTATTGATATTTGTTTTTAACTTATCGAAGTCTTCTAAGAGGTCTTTCCACCCCTTAGAAGCCATCATATCAAAAGCATTCTCGTAATATTCTTGAAGTTCTTTGTCCATCAGGAGAACTCCTTCCACATATTATTGTTTAGATTGTTTATTAATCATCTGAAGAGCTGCAATGCGCTCGTTAGAGGCAATGTCTTGAGCTTTCAGATTGATTTGTTTTTCTTTGAGCAGCACATCAGCTAATTTGATACGCTTTTCAAAGTCATCACCATTATCGAGGTTAGTTGCAGCAGACTGAATAACATCAATCTTCATCTTTTCAGGCATTAACTGAGTTTCAACCATTGTCTGTTGAGCTTCAGCGGATGCTTTCTGAGCTTTAGCCTGTAAATCAGCAATTTGAGCCTGTAACAGAGCCATTTGAGCTTGTTGCTGCATCATCTGAGCTTGCTGAGCTTCAGGATTAGGCTGAGACATCTGTTCAAGCGTCTGAATAAGCTCTGCACGGTTAGTTAAGGAGCTATTCTGTAAGATTCCCTTAAGAATCAGAGGCAAGACAGGCGTATTCGGCCCTAAAGTCTGCAGTAAACCAATTAATTGTTGCTGTTCAAACTCACGAGCAAGGATACCCAGAGTAGCTGTAGGGACAAAATTCATGTCTACAGTAGGATAACGCTCAGAATCAAACTGCATATAACGATAAGCAGCTTTGTAAATGAACGGAACCATGAAATCTTCTTGGAAATTAGTCAGAGTACGTTTATACTTCTTGATAATTCCAGCCATAGCCATAGACATACCACCTGCGGTAGCGTCACGAGGCACATTAGAGGGCATTCCAGCACTATCTACCGTACCTGTGGCCTGCAGAAGCATACGCTCAAAGTTCTGAGCTGTAGCAGCAGCATTCCCGTCAGTCTGTCCAAAGTGGAATGGAGAGAGGATTTCGTTAGGATTGCCGTTAGTGAGGATAGCTTTACCGGGACGAATCTCAAACTTAGCCCCACGAGGCAAGCGAGTAGCATCCATAGCGATCATCGGAGCAGTTGTCAGAGCCAGAGAATCTAAATGAGCTCGTAACTGTGCATCAATAGACTTCTGCATATTGTAGGCTTTCTCGACTGTACCGCGACCCCAGAAACGTCCGGGAACAGTATCGTCTTGATAAGCAACAACTGGACGATCCTTCATCATGTAAGGATTCTCTTCAGCCTTAAGCAGCATAGAATCGTTAGCAATGACGATGATAGCTTCTACTAAGTTACAATAATCATCAGCCTCAGAACCTTCAGGGAAGAGTTCTTCGTATTTGTCTTCGTCACCTTCTAAGAGGTACTCACGAGGAACAAGGCCGTAATAAGTAACTAACTTAACCTTATCATCCTGATATGTCTTAAGATCCTGTGTAGGCTCTAATTCAGTATCTTCGTATGTAGAATGGATATCCACTTTCTTATAGATACCTTTTTCGATACCTTCAACAACCTTGTGGATAGAGACATACTTTTCAATAGCCACGCCTAAAGCATCATCAATTGAGTCAGCATTAGGATCAATCAGGAAGTTCTTAGGATTAACAGGCTTAATCTTGACTGCTGTACGTTCCTTCTCCTGCACACCGATAGCTGCAGTACCTGCAACACCGGGAATAGGCTGAGTAGCTGGAATGTATTCTTTCTCAGTCTTGACGATGATCTCACCGATACCTGTACCGTAGATCTCAGCCATGAGTTCAATCTGATCTACTGACTTCTTGACTTTATCTTTCTTGAAGTCTTCCATCAGTTGAGCACGTAAAGCTTCAACATCTAAGGAGTTACCGTTGACATCACGAATATCGTCTTCAATGTCAAAGAAGTCCCCTTGACCGAAGATAGCTTCCATTATCTCAGCGTGACGAGTCTCTACAGCTTGCTGAGTAGCAGGGGAGATAATCCGACTACGCTCAGACTCTCGCATCTTATCTTGAGGGTCCCAGATACCACGGAAGATACGCTCATACTCAAGCCACTTATCCATGTAGTTAGCGTCACGATGGTCACGCCAACGAGTAATGTGATCTACGACAAAAGCTGTGAGTTCCTTCTCAGCTTCTGTAGGCTCCTCAAAAGACTCGTATTGTTCTTTGTTGTCTTCCATTAAGTTCACCATTTAACCTTATCAGCCCAGTAAGCAGCAGACATCTTACCTTTGGCAATGTTCTTTGCATGACGAGCTTTGAAGCTCTCACGGCGCTTACGTTCAGCTTCTGTTTCATCCTCAGACTCAGGAGAACCGGAGACTCCTTGTTGTCCAAAACGAATAGTCTTGATTTGGTCGCCTTCTTTGGCAACTACAACGTGACTTTTAGTTGGATGTCCGGGAGTACGTTTAGGTTTGTTATAACCTTCTACGCCAGCCTTCTCAAGCCGAGGGTCTTTCTTTTTAGTTGCCATATACGTCCTTAATATCCACTGATAGGATCTAAGATTTCATATTCATCTTCTTCGTAATCCTGTTGATAGGATACGATAGCTAACTGATCGACATAGGATAGAGCATCTACCAAGTCATCATGAACGCCCGCAGTAGGGAACATGACTAACTGATCTTCAAACTCACTCCAGTCTTCATCTTCATTAAACGTGATACGTCCATGCTCTAAGCGACCTTGAAGACTCCAGACAACCCTATCTGTTTTCTTCTTGTTACCATGAGTCAAGTCTTGAATATGAGCATAGATGTTATTCTTACGCATCAGGTCATTCAAGTAAGGCAAGACAGCATTCTTTAATGCTCCTCGCTCAATACCCACAGCAATGGGCTCATAGTCACGAATAGTCTGTAAGATCTTTACAGCAGTCTCTCGGATATCCCACCGACCATGTACAATCTTAGCAATCCACCAGTCACCATTGTCTGCAATCTTAGCAATAGCAATGGCAGATTCATCTAGACGTTTCTTAGAGGCTCCTGCATTCTTAGCTACTTCTTCAAAGCCTGCTAAGTCGATAGCCACTACGTAACTACCGTACTGAGGCTCATCACCTAGCTTAAACCATTCTTGCTTAAAGACATCAGCACCTGAGGTATCAAAGGAAGATAGATATTCCTGTTTGAAAGCAAAGGAACTTAATGTTCTCTTAGCTGCCTCAATTTCCTTAGGATCAATAGTTTCGTTATCTGCTGTAGTCTTGTGCCAGCTCTTCCATTCCTCGTCCTCACCCGACTGTCCAAGCTTGAACGTATCATAGAACCAGTTACGACCACTAGGCGTACTGATAAATAAAGCTCTACCTTTTTTGTCTGACAAAGCAGCACGTAAGATCTTTTCCCATACATCCTGCTTAATGAACGCACATTCATCAAGAACCAGATAAGTAAGAGACACACCTCGTAACGAATCAGGGTTATCAGCCCCTCGTACAAGGATCTTCCTGCCATTGATAAGGGTGATTTCAAGGTTATTAACATGGGATGATTTAATTACAGGCCTACCGAGGTCATGTAAGAGATCCCAGATAATGCTACGAGCCTGTCCAAGGGTAGGAGCTACGTACATGACGCTAGAGCCCTCAGGACAGTTTAAAGCCTCAATAAGGAGTGTGACAGCAGATAGACGGGACTTACCACAACGACGACCAGCAGCTACTACTTTAAAACGTGTAGAGTCTTTAAAGACCTCTTGCTGCCATTTAAGAAGTTGAAAGTTTAACTCAGACATCGTTAGTGTCTTCCCGTTCAGTAAACTCTACATCAGTTACATCATATACTTGCTCAGTATTTACCGATGGGGAATTTAATCCTGTAATATTGATACTGATCTGAGGTGTAGATCCTGAGTTCTTAGTCTGGTCAAAAGCAGACACAGGGACAATACGATCAGCTACTAACTTCCATGCAGCAGCTTGGTGAGGATGTTCATCATTTAAGGCAGCATCAAGGATAGTCTCTAAGACTCTGGCTGACTTAGGGGATGCTAACATCCTAGCTTTATATTCATTGATGATAGCAGCATCACCTTTAGGACGACCTACTTGTCCTCTGTTACCTGATTTAACTGCTTCAAGGTCAGACTTCTTAGGTCTACCTTTCTTATTACCTGATGGCTTTGTCATCACTATCTCCGATATTCTCCGACTTACGGTATCGTTGGTTATATTGTTTCTTACAGTCTTTACACCAGCTAGAATAACCAGTAAAGGTTGACTTATCTACATCAAAACTGAATAAGGACTTTTCTGAACTACACTTAGTACAAAGTTTAGTACCTTTAAGCATAGCTTCTTTAATCTTTGCTTTAGCTTCCCTAGAAGCTTTAGCTCTTTGCTTACGTTCCAAGTATCTTTCAGACGGAGGCTTAAAACGTCCTGTAATTGAAGTATTGGAAGAAGTTTCAATATCCATTAACATATCTGTCCCTTTCAAAAGACATAATAAAAAGGATGTTTTATCCCTACGACATCCTTAAACGTAGTGAAAGCCAGTAGAGTACTGGTTAGATCTTTAGAATCTTTTAAATCTTTAACGTACAGGAATCTAAGGTAAATATATTATTTATGTATATACTTAACTTAGTTCCCTTACAGGTGTACGTAATCCTGTCTTAGGTAACTTAGAAGTGGCCCAGTCTTCTTAGTTACTTTAGAGTCTTTACCTTGAGTTCCTGATCTGTTTGTCTTTGTCTCTAACAGATACCTATAATTGTATCACGTTTTTCCCTTCATGTCAAGTCTTTTCTTCATCTTTTTTTAAAATATTTTCTTTTTTATCTATAGAGTCACCTAAGTGACACTTATAAGTTCCCACTTTCAGGGTGCACAGCATCTCGCATAAGCCCTACACTTAACATAATATTTATCTTTACATGACAGGAACTTACGAGTTTACTTACAAGTAGCTCTTCTGTCCCCAATTATTCTTAGTTTTACTCTTTTGTGAACGGTAGAGGCTCCGTCAAAGTCTCTCACACATCCATACCCCTCCCCCCTATCAAGATATGCTTATATAGTTATATAAGTCCATGCTTATATGCTCATATGCTTATATAAGTCTATGTCTATATGCTTATATAGTTATACTTACAAGAAACTTACGTGAAACTTACATTGTCGTCAGAGTCACGTTAGAGTAACATTTCAGATGGTGGGATGTGAGGGACGGTGTAGCACCCTATCAAGGTAACCTAGAACATACCTGTATAGTTATCCAGTATTATCCAGTATAGTACTGTATGCTGTGTAAAGAATTGTAAAGATAGTGGACAAGCTAAAAATCTATGTTATAGTTCATCCATGTTCAACACAAACACCAGCCGCAAGGCGCAGGAGCAAACATCATGTACATTGAAAATACCAAAACTGGCGTCACCTACTACATACGTACTTGCAAAGATCGTGCTGGTTTTGCATCGTGCGTTATCCATCGTCAGGGAAACACTGAAAAGCTGGTCATGCGTGAAGTTTACCCGACACGTTCACGAGCATATCACAGTGCCTTGAAAGCTTGTGAAGCTTTAGCACGCAATCATGCATACTTCAACTGAAAGGAAACACTATCATGAACACTTGGAAAGACTATCTCACCGCCGTAGTCATTGGCCTTGTGCTTACTGTACTGGCCTTGGAGTACTTTGACGTACTGGTCAAATAACACTATCAATCAATCAAGCGAGACTATCATGCAAGCTATCAACACCACAAAATTGACTCTCAAGACAGCTAAAGACATAGCGGGTACACTGGGCAAGCCTTCAAAAATGCCGGGTTTGTCTTATGGTATATCCGCTAAACAATGCATAACTGGTGCAAAGCTTGCAAAGATTGAAGGTACAGTCTGTCACGGATGCTATGCGCTTAAGGCTAACTATAGTTATCCCAGTGTACAGAAAGCCCATATTAAACGCGGGGATTCTATCATGCATCCACTGTGGGTTAAGGCCATGGTAACGCAAATTCTCGCCAGCAAGACTGGCTATTTCAGGTGGCACGATAGCGGTGATTTGCAAAGCTTTCAACACCTTCTAAACATTGTTTCTGTAGCTGAAGCTTGCCCTAGTGTCGCGTTCTGGCTACCTACTAAAGAGAAAAAATTTATTAGTCAATACTTGGAAAGCTTCGGTAACTTTCCTAACAATCTGTGCATACGTGTATCCGGCGCCATGGTGGATGGTCCTAGGCCCGATTTTTCGCATACGTCAACCGTAGTAACCGACCCTGCTAAGGCAACGTGTCGAGCCTTCGAAAATAACAATAAATGCGGGGATTGTCGTAAATGCTGGAATAAAGATTTTAAGAATGTAGCATATCTTAAGCATTAATTCTAGATTGTAGACTGTAGCATATCCGTGATAGTGTATGCTATGGCCTACAATTGTCTGTAGGGTTAGCCTTTAAAGGGGTTTCACAATGGGCTGGGTTTTCTATCCTGACAATCAAGCATTGACACCTGATGCTATGCTTAAACGGGAATTTAACTGTACAGACACTAGCGGTACAGTTTATAACGTAATAGATAGCGCGACTAGGGGCAATGCATGGTACGCTATCGTGCAAGTAACAATGCCTGACAGTACCATTAAATACTGGGGCGCAGTATGTCTGTTTAAACGTTCTAAACGGCTAAACGAATTCGGATATAAGGATATAGGCGAGTCAGCAGGCCCTAATGCGGCTAATGCGCCCTTACGTATCGTTGATAAGCTTGATAAGTTACGGCCAATTGACCCTAATGACGAGAGTTTAGGGGCTAAATGGGCTAGGGACTGGCGTGCTAGGTGTAGGGCTAACGCTAAAGCTAAAAAGCGCCCTGAATTGTCTAAAGGCATGATCGTAAAATTTACCGATAATGGCCCTGAATTTTTGTTAGATTCTAAGGCTGGCCCTCGCCGGGGATGGTATGTTAGAATGTTGAACGGCTATGGTACGGGCTCACTGTACTACGCTAGCGCAAAACAATGTAACAATGCAACAATCATTCAAGGGGTCTAAAATGTATCAAGTACAATTCATATCAAGTGGGATAGTAGCTTTTAGTTCTACTGATAGGGCTATGTGTCAACACTTCATTGAGTGTAATAACTATTCCGAAGACATACCAATGATTGACCCTGATACGGGCGAGATTGTCCCGGATCAATGGGTTAAGGGTGAATGTCTTAATCTGTTTAAGCTTATAAAGGTAAAATGATATGTGGCCCTTTCCATCTGTCAATGGCGTTAGAACGCCTGAATCACTAGCTTTAGAGTCTCTGCCACCAGAGAAACCTAAAACAGTGTATGAAGTATGTCAATTAACTGAACCCGAGGAGGCATTGCTATGAAATCATACATATACACCATCGAAGATACCTTCATGGGTATCGAATTGACTATTGAAGGTGAATTGGTAGACTGGGGGGATAACTCACCACCTGAGATAGTTATCAATGATATTTCATATGGTGATAAACCATTGTCCTTGTGGTGTCTTAGTGATAGCTTCATCAAGCATTGCCAAGATAGGATTTTCCAGACATGGTGTTTTGAACCTACAAAGAAGGAACAAGCATGAGGGAACAGTTAAAAATCACTGGTCTATTGGCTTTTATCATCATTCTGTACATTGTAGGAGGATACATTGATGCATGAATGCCCTGAAAAGGCCCTTAAACGGGCTTTAGAGACGATTTCAGGATAAATTCATATCTGGAAGAGTCCACGGCTTCACGATGCGCTGTTCAATGGCTCTGATCTTATTCAATAGTTCATCTTCCCGATATCTTTGGGCACGGATTGACTTTTGAAAAGATTCACCCATTTCTGATAGTTCATCGTCCGACCATCTAACAAGCTTTTCAAACAATGAATGATACTTTTCTTCAAGAAACTCTAAACGATCCATGACAGTGATAAGTTTTCGAGCACCTAGCAGACGGTTACATTCACTGCAACAAGGGACAGTTGATAGAGGGATTTGAGACCTGCGTAAAGCTTCTAAACCGAATGTTTCGACCCAAGACAAGGGAGGAACATGGTCTAAGGTCTCAGCAGGACAGGCACAGTAGATGCAGGTATATCCTTCTTCAATGTAATGACGGCTATATAGTCCGTTGTATGTGCGATAAAGTCTGTTTCGTTCTTTGTTGTTCATAGTAAAATCCAAAAATGGTGCTATAATTGTACCATAAGTTTACAAAAAATCAATACGTAAAATTACGTAGAAGGAGTTAAAATGCGCTGTATAGCCTGTGATAAAAGATTGTCTGACTATGAGACAACACTTAAACACGCTGAGACAGGTCACTACCTTGATCTGTGCATGGACTGTCTGAGCGAGATAGCACGACAAGTACCCATGCCAGTGAAGGGAAGGAAAGACCTTATTCACAGTATGGATACTCAAGAAGAAGTTGACGAATTGACAGAAGTGGAGTACAATAAGTACTTTAAAGGAGACAGAGAAGATAAAGATACATAAATGTAATATACTGTTAATGTATATTATTATTGTTATACATATATAAAGTTACTTTAAAACGCTTAAGATACGTTAAAGTATCCTTTATAGTATAGCAAGAATCGTGCCAGCATACGCAAGTATGCGTACAACTTTAACAACTTGGAGTCATCATGTCTGAAGTTAATTTTGAAGAAGCGCATTACTATTGGGTTTTGTCTGAAGTTTGTGATCTTATTCGAGATTATGGGTACACTAAAGTACTCATGGATATAGACAAATCATTGAGGAATCAGGACTTAGAAGTTACCTTGAAGAATACGATTCCAGACACTCTGGAAGAGGATCATTGAATGATTATGTCTGTTTGTCTTGTTGTCTTGACACTTATAAAAGTAAGCATAAAGTAACAAAGGAACGTAAATGAGTATGTTGTCTTTAAACATGAATATCAATGACTGTGCAGTTACTGTAGAGTTCTATTGGTATGGTGAAGATCCTGATTGGGAGACAATGATTGTTAATGCTCTATTGCCCTCTACAGTGGCTCCTGAAGCTATGTATTGGGTAAAGGTTAACGATCTACTGTCTGACGATGATTGGAATGCTATCGAGGCAGAGATTTTCTGGAACAAAGATAAACTACAGATACAGGCACATGAACAGGACTATTGAAATGAGCATCCAATCACGTAGTGATGTAGAAGTAATTAGCCTCTTAGAGGCGTCCAGCCCTGTAAGGGCAATGAAGCAGGCGCTGGAGGCTATTGCAAACAGCGGCGACTTTCTATTCAACTGGCACGACTGCGAACCAAACAATGAACGCGAAATGTCTCGTTACCAAGAAGTGCTTGCGATGAACGAAAAGGCCTTCACCACCCTCCGCACCGCCATCGATGCCGCTGAGAAGCAAAGCGCAGAGGAACGTAGTTCCGTAGAGCGCGGGGAGCCGGCGGCGTGGCGCGAAGCCGTACTTGATCTTATTGATGACTGCCCCGGCTTGACAATGGAGCAGGATCACTGGCTCACCCGGCGAGTTAAGGAAATCGACGCACCGTCCGCAGCACCTGTGCAGGAGCCGGTGGCGTGGGTGTACAAAGACAAATACGGCAACTTGCATGAAAGCTCTTCGCCAACAGTACCTCCTGATAGCTTCCCGGTTTACACCCAAGAAGAAATCCAGCGCCTGAGCGCACTGGTACGGGCACAGCAGATCACCATCGACAAGCTGGAGGCAGCAACTGAGAAAGCACATGACGAGCAAATTCCTTAAACATATCGCCTGTGAGAACTGTGGCAGCTCTGACGGTAACTCACTCTATGACGATGGTCATGAATACTGTCATGTATGTCAGACATTCAAGCCCGGAGAAGAGAGCGAAGAGATGTCAAATATACGTGACAATTTTGCAAGAAAGAACATTGTGAAGATAGACATTAAAGGTACTATCAAGGGAATTCCTGATCGCGGTATCAACCGACAAACCTGTGAAAAGTTTGGAGTAACACAAGATGACACAAAGCAATACTACCCTTATGCTGACGAAGGAGGAACTATTGTCGCTGTTAAATCACGCACTGTGGAGAACAAGAGTTTCTCGATTAACGGAGACTTCAAATCAGCCGCTCTTTTCGGTCAACATCTCTTCCACTCAGGTGGGAAATACGTCACGGTATACGAAGGAGAACTTGATGCACTGGCAGGATATCAACTTACAGGTAGTCAATGGCCTTCTGTCAGCATTAGGAACGGAGCACAAGCTGCTCTGAAGGACTGTAAAGCCCAGTACGAATGGCTCAATAGCTTTGAGAACATCGTAATCTGTTTTGATGGTGATGAACCGGGGAGAAAAGCAGCTAAGGAAGTTGCTGAACTCTTTGGACAGAAAGCTAAGATTGTTCAGCACAAAAGTGGCTTGAAAGATGCTTGTGAGTATCTTATTGGCGGTCAAACAAAGCAGTTTGTTCATGAGTGGTGGAATGCTGAAACGTACATTCCTGATGGTATCGTCAATGCAGCCAATCTCTGGGAAGATATCTGTAAGCCAGAACCTAAGGCAGAGGCTCTGTACCCTTGGGAAGGCCTGAATAAGCTCTTGTACGGGCTTAGGAAGGCTGAACTGATTACAGTCACTGCTGGATCAGGTTTGGGTAAGAGTCAATTCCTGCGGGAGATTCTGTACCATCTCTTGAAGACTACAGACTGGAAGATTGGTGGTATGTTCTTGGAAGAGAGTACACGTAAGACTGCACGGAGTATTATGAGCCTTCACGCTAATAAGCTCTTGCATCTTCCGGATACTCCGGTCACTGAATCCGAATTGAAGGAGGCTTTTGATGCTACCTTGGGAAGCAATAGGGTATATCTTTTTGATCACTTTGGCAGCAGCGATGTTGACAATATCGCAAACCGAATCCGATATATGGTTAAAGCTTGTGACTGTCGTGTTGTGTTCCTCGATCATATTAGTATCGTGGTCTCAGGGCTAGACAATGGTGACGAGCGTAAAGCCATTGATGCAATGATGACTAAACTGCGTACACTGGTACAGGAACTTGAGGTTACCTTGATCTGTGTATCGCATCTACGAAGGCCACAAGGAAATGCAGGACACGAAGATGGACAAGCTGTGTCACTCTCTCAGCTTCGAGGATCAGGTGCTATTGCTCAACTCAGTGATGCGGTCATTACTCTTGAACGAAACAGCATGGCAGAAAATGAATCAGAACGACATAAGACAAAAGTTGCTGTCGCTAAGAATCGCTATAATGGATACACTGGACCAGCCTGTGAACTCCAGTACGTTAAAGACACAGGACGAATGTTAGAGATGAAGGAAGAGACACTATGAAATGGACTGTAAGACCCTTGAAGGGAAAATACTATGGCACTGAGGTAACTGACGGAGATAAAGTTATCAAAGTGTGGACAGGGTACACTGGACAGGTTTCTATTCGTGAAATTGAAGAAGGATGGACAGAAGAATATGGTTTTGACCATGTTGAATCTGACGTAGATTATAAAATTGCTTGTATAATCTGTGATGCGTTAAACAAGGAACAAGTATGAAGTACTCAGACGGAGGCAAAGGGGATGCACCACGTAAGCAACAAGATCAGAAGGCTTACGATGAAGGATGGGATAGAATCTTTGGAAAGAAACCTAAGCGTAATGTCTATGATGAGATCGTAGAAGGTTTTGATAGTATGAAGACTTTAGATAAATCACAGGATGAATGCAATGATTAGCATTGAACACCTCATCGTAGGAGCCACAGGACTAGGGTATCTCATCGTAGGTATCCTCCAGTGGAGCAAAGGTGAACTGAGTAACGGTATGATCTGGACAGGCTATGCTTTTGCTCAGGTTGGACTATGGATGAATTTAAAATGAGAGCCTCAGATGTAATCAGGATCATCAAACAACTACAGGAAAATAAAATGATGGACATTGACAAACTCATCGGACGTATGGTACAATTAGAGAAAGAGCTTTTGGATTTACGCCTAGAGCACAATGAACTGTTGGAAGCATACAAGAAAGACGTAGATGAAGCGTATCGTTCTGGATATCGAGACGGATCTGAGTCACCAAAAGATTCATCTGGTAATCACTAAAGACCTTGACACTGAAGAAGTAAAGACATGGAAAGAAGCAAAGCCATTTCAGGACTATATAAAGGACGCTACGTTGATCGTAGCTCACAACGGCATCGGGTTCGACTTTCCAGTGTTGAACAGGCAATGGAATACGAAGATTGGATTGAAGAGAGTATTCGATACGTTGATAGTAAGCAGGCTACTCGATCCGAGTCGAGAACAAGGCCACAGCCTAGAGGCTTGGGGGAATACTCTCAAGTTTCAGAAGATTAACTACAAGGCTACATGGCAGTGGCTACAGGGAAGACGAGAAGAATATGACGGAGAATGTTTCGACAAACCTATTGATAGTCTTATGGAGCATTATTGCTCTAGGGACGTTGAAGTTTGTGCTAAACTGTATCTTAAACTATGCAATGATCTCAATGAGAAACAGTTTTCGCAAGATTCTGTTGAGTTGGAACATAAAGTCGCGGCTATAATCGCAGAACAGGAAAGAAATGGATTCAAATTGGACACCGTTTGGGCCACTTGTCTACTTACTGACATCAAAGGAAAAATGGCAGGAATATATGAGCAGATGCAACATAGATGGCCTCCCTACGAAGTACCACGAGTCAGTGAGAAAACAGGAAAGCAACTCAAACCCTTGTGCGTTACTTTCAACCCCGGCTCTCGAAAGCAAATCGGAGAAAAGCTGATAGAGCTTGGATGGAAGCCTAAGAAGTTTACCGAGACTGGTCAGGCTATGGTCGATGAGGGTACACTCTCAGAGATCAAGAACATTCCTGAAGCAGCTATGATCGCTGAGTATCTGATGCTGCAGAAACGAGTGGCACAGATCGAGAGCTGGTTAGAGGCTGTGAAGGATGATGGCAGGGTTCACGGTAAGGTCATTACCAACGGAGCAGTGACAGGCCGAGCTACGCATAGTAGTCCGAACATGGGGCAGGTTCCAAACACATCATCCATTTATGGCGCTGAGTGTCGAGAGTGTTGGACTGTGGAAGAAGGCAACGTGCAGGTTGGCGTGGATTTATCTGGGATTGAGTTGCGTTGTTTGTCTCACTATATGCAAGACGCTGAATGGCAGCATGAATTGCTTGAAGGAGATGTGCATTGGAAGAACACACAAGCTTTTGGACTTGTTCCAATGGGTACTGTGAAGGAAGACATCAAGGAGCATAAAGATGCACGTAATTTGAGTAAGACATTAACCTATTCTGTGCTCTACGGCGCAGGCCCTGCTAAGGTAGGCTCAACTGTTGGAGGGTCTGCTAAAGAAGGTGGTAAACTGATTGACAACTTCATGAAGAATACCCCTTCATTGAGGAAGTTGAAAGACAAGGTTGATAAGTTTTCTGCTAAAGGATGGGTTCCGGGATTAGATGGTAGAAAGATATGGGTGCGTAGTGAACACGCTGCACTCAACAGTCTGCTACAATCTGCTGGAGCTATTATTGCAAAGAAGTGGATTGTGTGCTTTACAGAAGAACTTAAAGCTAAGAAGATTCCTTATAAACTTCTAGCATGGGTTCATGATGAAGTACAGATTGAAACTAAACCGGAGTATGGCGACATGGTAGGTAAAATTGTTGTAGAATCTGCTCGAAGGGCAGGAGAGCTTTTGAAGTTTAGATGTCCAGTGGATGCTGAGTATCGCATTGGGAAGAACTGGCATGACTGTCACTAAGTATCCAAACGGTTATTTCAAAGATAAGAAGTGTAAGACCTGTATTAATGTCTTTACTCCTTCTAATCCTTGTCAGCTCTATTGCTCTACGAAGTGTCGTGGTAAGAACTCTTACTATAAAAGGAATTATGGAATAGATGAGGCTGATCTTGAACAGATGAAGAAAGATCAAGACTACAAATGTTATATCTGTGGTTCGGAAGGCTTCTTGATTGGTAAAAACAATCATAATGAAAAGCTTGCAGTAGACCATGACCATAAAACAGGCAAAGTAAGGAAGCTTCTTTGTCATAACTGTAACCGTGCTTTAGGTTTGTTACAAGACAATCCGGAGCTACTAAGAAAGGCAGCTTCGTATGTCGAAGAACACAAATAAACTTGTAGGTACAATCACCATTGATGTCTATGAGGATAGCTTTGAAGTTAAGGCTTCAGAGAAGATTGACTTGATGACTGTATGGATGGTTGCTACAGGAATGCAAGATTATTTAGAAGAACTTGCTGAAACACTTGACACAGCACCATCTTCTATGATACACTAATAGCATTGATTGATTGGTTGAAAGGAACAAACATATGAAATTTGAACTTGAACAGAATGAAGCAGCCTTCATCATCCGTGTGATTGGTCAACTGCCTACTGAGTCTGGTGCTTTCCCGTTGCATCAGAAGCTTGTAGCGCAGTATCAGTCGCAGGACGATACCGCTGACGAGGCTCCTAAGGCTGAGTAACTAATAAAGGACGATTGGTGAAATAGGTAAACACAGGAGACTTAAAATCTCCCGCCGAAAGGTTTGAGAGTTCGATTCTCTCATCGTCCACCAAACACGCCGAATTAGCACAGTGGTAGTGCAGTCGCCTTGTAAGCGAAAGGTCAGGGGTTCAAATCCTCTATTCGGCACCATTTTTGACAGCTTGATCCGTCACCTTCTCTGCGTAGCGGGGAGGAAGCTCCGGGAGTTCCGGAGGGCAGTGACCTAGTAGTATGGTAAGCTAGTTTTTTTAAAGGAAAATGAAATGGATATGAAGCCTGTAAAGATCGGTGGTGAACTCTTCTGGAGCAATTGGATGCATAACTTCAATACGAAGTTCAATGAGGACAACAAGAAGTATGAATGCACAATCGGTAATCTTTCTGATAAGGCTGCTGAAGCTCTGAAGGAACTGGGTATCCAGATCAAAGAGAAAGATACGATGGGTAAGTACATTGTCGGTAAGAGCTTGTATAAGTTTGAGCCTGTGGACAATGATGGTAACAAGGTAGATATTGAGCGTATTGGTAACGGCACTAAAGTTACCGCTCTGGTGTCTAGCTATCGTCATAAGATGTCTGCTAAATATGGTGCTGCTCCATCTATCAAGATGCTGATCGTCACTGAGCTTAAGGAGTACAATCCTGAGCCGAAAGACTCTGAAGAAGATGACGACATCCTCTAAAGAGGCTCCTAAACAACTACTCATCGATTCTGATTTTTTGATCTATTCGGTAGGTTTTGCTAGTGAGGAGGATTCTGAGAAGTATGCTAAAAGCAGGTTAGTAGAGACAATGGAAGATATGGTCTACTTACACCTGAAGGCAGATTCTTATGAAGCCTTCTTAACTGGTAAAAACAATTACCGTTATGACATTGCAAAGACAGTTCCTTATAAGGGTAATCGTAAGGACATGAAGAAGCCTAAGCACTATGAGGCTCTTCGTGAACATATGGTTAACCGATTAGGGGCTGTCATTGTAGATGGACAAGAAGCTGACGATGAGGTAGCTATCAAAATGTCGGTAAATCCTGATAAGTACCTACTTGTTGGTGTCGATAAAGACCTCAGGCAGATACCGGGATGGCATCACAATCCGCATAAGGCACAGACTGATTATGTCAATGACTTCGAGGGTTATAAAGCATTTTGTACGCAGCTACTCACTGGGGACAGGGTTGACAATATTCCCGGCCTCCTCGGAATTGGCCCTGCAAAGGCAGCTAAGGCGCTTAAAGATGCTAAGACGAAAGAAGATCTCCTTCGGCAAGCATTCAAAGTATACGTGGAAAAGGAACATGGAATTGAATATTTTGTGGAACAAGGCCAGCTCTTGTGGCTCAGGCGATACGAAGGTGAGCTGTGGCAACCAGACGTAAATCTCTTACAGCTAAGCAAGTAGCAAAGAAGTACGGCTTCCGCAGTGGCTTGGAAGAGCGCATTGCGGAGCAGTTGGACAAGGCAGGTGTAGAGTACACTTATGAGCAGGTTAAGTTGAAATATATTCGACCTGCTTCTCAGCATATCTATACACCTGACTTTGTGTTAGCTAACGGCATCATTGTAGAGACTAAAGGTAGGTTCTTACCTGCTGATCGTCAAAAGCATTTACTGGTTAAGAAACACAATCCAACATTAGATATCAGGTTTGTCTTTAGTAACTCCAGAGCTAGGATTACTAAGACAAGCAGAACTACTTACGCTGATTGGTGTGAGAAGAACGGATTTAAATATGCGGATAAGACAATTCCGCAGGAGTGGATTGACGAATGAGTAATATTGATACAGGTGGACCAGCGTTTCCAACAAACGATGTTTGCTACAACGGCATGAGCTTGCGCGACTACTTTGCGGCCAAGGCGATGCAGGCGGCCACCAGTGGGCACATCGGCCACTACGGTCACGAGAGCAACCACTGGCAGGTCAATGATATTGCGAGTTATGCCTACGAAATGGCCGACGCTATGATGAAAGCAAGAAACAAGGAATAACAAGATGAGTAATATCTTTAAAATGTTAGAGCAGCAATCTGTGCGAGATGCATGGAATGATGTCATGGAAGCTCTTGTGGTAGAGCGCCTGAAGGAAGACTATCTTCTGTGTATTGACTGGGCAGACATGGATACGGCTAACGCTATCCTTGTGGTGCTCCGTTACTTCATGGTGTATGATGAATTTAGTAATTTCTTGAAGGAGGCACGTGATGCAGGTTATGCTAATCCGCGAGAATGAAGACGGTAGTGCAGACTACGCTTTTGATCTGACTAAAGAGGAACAAGCTGATCTTATCAAGTTTGGTATCTTGGAAGCTCTCAAAGCAGGTATCAAAGCAGGTGAACAACTAACTTGTGAGGGTAAGGACATCAATGAAAGCTGAAGTAGTTAGCTATTCTCAACCGGCTAGGAAGTTTCTTGACCAAGGGTTAAAGACTCTTCAAGATCTCGTTGTCTATAAAGCACGAGTGTCTAATCCGACAAATCAGTTCAATATGTTGACAGGTGATAAGCTTGTTGACTATCTGATCCGGAATAAACACTGGAGTCCTCTTGAGATGGTGAGTGTTTGTATGGAGATTGAGACTACTCGTGACATTGCTCGTCAGATCCTTCGTCACCGTAGTTTCAGCTTCCAAGAGTTCTCACAGCGATACGCTGAAGTAAATAGCTTCTCTATCCGTGAATGCCGAATGCAGGACACTAAGAATCGACAGAATAGCTTGACTACTGACGATATTGAACTTCAACAGTGGTGGGGATCTGCTCAGGCTCGTGTACAGAAAGAGGCTGAGTTCATGTATCAGGCTGCTCTGAATCGAGGTATTGCTAAAGAGCAGGCTAGAGCGTTGCTTCCTGAAGGATTAGCTATGAGTCGTATGTACATGAACGGTACGCTTCGTAGCTGGTTGCATTACATTGAGATCCGTACCGATGTAGCTACTCAAAAGGAACATCGTGACGTAGCTCTTGAGTGTAAGAAAGCTTTGGCTGAACTGTGTCCTACAATTATCAAGGATTTTATTGAATGAACGATATTAATCAAGTGAACGAGATTGAGAGTATTCTTGATGAGTTTGACTTTAATCGAGTTCAAACTGCCATGAAAGCTCTTGACTGGAAATACTACAATAGTGCTGATGCTTATCCATCTATTGGTGAGCTTCGTCGTATGGCTCGTCAATTGTTGCTTGAGGCTTACGTGGCTCCTGTGTGTCCTGAGTGGACTACAGGGACAGGTGGCTTTGAAGTTACACGTTATATGTACATTGGGGATACCAAGAAGTATATCTCATTGAAGTTTGTACTTACAGAATGGAATAATTATGATTAAATTCGATGATTATCAAGATGAAGCATTCACCTACGCTCTCAAAGAAGCACGGTGTATCCCTTACATGGTGTATGGCATTGCAGGTGAAGTAGGTGAGCTTAGTAGCTGGTACGCTAAGACAGTACGTGATGGCTACGGCTCTCGTGACTTCAATGATGTCAAGAAAGAGCTTGGGGATATCTTGTGGTTCGTAGCAGGTCTATGCTCTGTCTATGGTCTTAAACTGTCTGACATTGCTAAGATGAACATTGCTAAGCTTGAATCACGCAAGAATCGTAATGTCATTCAAGGTGATGGAGACAACCGCTAATGCGTATCCTTGTAATCCCAGACTGTCAGGTTAAAGAAAATGTACCGCTTTCGCATCTCACATGGGCAGGAGAAGCCATCTGTGATTATCGTCCTGATGTTGTGGTTAATCTGGGGGATTTCGCTGATATGCCTAGCCTCAGTAGCCATGACGTTAAAGGTTCTAAGTACTTTGAAGGACTTCGTTACAAGAAAGATATTGAGGCTACCAAAGAAGCCATGAAGATGCTTCTGAAGCCTCTTAAGGATCTTCAGAGTAAGCAGAAGAAAAACAAGGAGAAGGTTTATAAGCCTCGTATGGTACTGACTCTCGGTAATCATGAGAATCGTATCGACAGAGCTGTAAACAATAATCCTACCTTGGAAGGCTTGATCTCAACTAAGGACTTGGAGTATGAGAAAGACTGGGAAGTACATGAGTTCCTCCATCCAGTATTCATTGGAGGTGTGGGTTTTAACCATTATTGGCCTGTGGGCGCTATGGGAAGACCTGCCGGTACTGCTAGTGCTATCATCAATAAGCTTCATATGTCTTGCATTGCTGGACATCAACAAGGTAAACAAGTTGCCTACGGTAAACGTGCAGACGGACAGCCTATTTGTGCTATCATTGCTGGCTCTTATTACCTTCACGATGAGAGCTATATGGATCAGCTTAGCAATAGGCATTGGCGTGGTCTTGTTGTCTTGAATGAGGTCAAGGACGGACATTTCGATGAGATGTTCTTGAGTATTGAATACTTGCAGAGGAAGTACGATGGAAGAAAAGACTTGTGATAATTGTTTCTACACTAAAACAGAAGCTCATCAGTTTCCTTGTAGTGTTTGCTCGTGGAGCAATAAATGGGTAGACATTAATGTGTTTAAACCAGATACGAAACAGATTCGTGAGTGGGACGACAATGATGCTTTTGTAGTTAAGAACAATGATGTGATTAACTCACCGCAACATTACACAAAGGGTAACTTTGAGGTGATTGATGTCATTGAAGATTGGGACTTGAACTTCCGTCTAGCTAACTCAATCAAGTACATTGCACGACATAAGCACAAAGGGAAACCTCTTGAGGACTTGAAGAAAGCCCTCTGGTACTTAGAGAGGGAGATTAGTAAATGGGAATCACTCTCGAAGAACTGAAAGAGAAGCTTGCAGGCTTAGATGAGGTTACACTGATGGAGATACTGGACATCCACAGTGATGAGCTTGTCGAAGCCTTCGAGGATAGAATTGAAGACAACATTGATAAACTAAAGAGGATGCTAAATGACATTTAAAATGACACCGTATAACGAGTACATTGCAAAGAGCCGCTATTCTCGTTATCTGGACAAAGAAGGCCGTCGAGAGCACTGGCCTGAGACAGTGGAACGCTATCTGAACTTTATGCGCTTCCAACTTAAAGACAAACACGCTTACAATCTGAGTGATGATCTGTACGATGAGCTGTATAAGAATATTGTAGGCTGTGAGGTGATGCCTTCTATGCGCTCATTGATGACTGCGGGTGAGGCTCTGGAGCGTCAGAACATTGCAGGTTATAACTGTAGCTATCTGCCTATTGATGATCCTAAGGCATTTGATGAGGCTATGTATATCCTGCTCTGTGGTACAGGTGTGGGTTTTAGTGTGGAGCAAAAGTATGTCAATAAACTCCCTGAGATCCCTGCTCAGTTGTTTGATTCTGAGTCTATGGTTGTCGTTAAAGACTCCAAAGAAGGATGGGCAAAGGCTCTGCGACAAGTTATCGCCTTGCTATATGCAGGTGAAGTACCTAAGTGGGATGTATCGTCAGTACGTCCTGCAGGCACTCGACTCAAAACCTTTGGTGGTAGAGCTTCAGGGCCGGAGCCTTTGGTTGAACTTTTTAAATACACGGTGGGTAAATTTAAAGGAGCTTGTGGACGTAGGCTTACCTCTCTGGAAGCCCATGACATTCTCTGTAAGATCGGGGAAGTTGTGGTCGTTGGAGGGGTTCGACGTAGTGCTATGATCTCTCTGTCTGACTTGAGCGATGATCGTATGGCTCACGCTAAGGCAGGCAACTGGTGGGACGGTAACGGTCAACGTGCTCTGGCTAACAACAGTGCAGTGTATGATGTAAAACCTGATGTTGGTCAGTTTATGCGTGAATGGAGCAGTATCTATGAAAGTCATTCGGGAGAGCGTGGCATCTTTAATCGGTATGCTTCCGAGCTTCAAGCAGCTAAGAATGAACGTAGGGACTTGGGTAAAGAGTGGGGTACTAATCCTTGCTCAGAAATTATTCTTCGTCCTTATCAATTCTGTAATCTTTCTTCTGTTATCGTGCGTAGCGATGATACTATGGATCGACTTCGGAATAAGGTTCGTCTGGCGACTATTCTTGGGACTTTTCAATCGACGATGACTCACTTTCCGTATCTGCGGAAGATCTGGCAGACAAACACTGAAGAGGAGCGTCTGTTGGGTGTGTCTATGACTGGTATCTTGGACAATGTTCTCTTGAATGATCCAGATAACACAAACCTTGCTAAAACCCTTGAGGAGCTAAAGTATGTGGCTATCGACACTAATGCTGCTTTTGCTGACGCTATTGGTATCAACCGTAGTGCAGCGATCACGTGCGTTAAGCCTGAAGGCACAGTTAGCCAGCTTACGGGTACTGCAAGTGGTATTCATCCTCAGCATAGTCAATATTACATTCGTCGTGTACGATCTGATAACAAAGATCCTCTGACTACCTTCCTAAAGTCTCAAGGATTCCCTTCGGAGCCTTGCTTTATGAAGCCTGAGAGTACAACAGTGTTTAGCTTCCCTATGAAGGTTGCTGAAGGTGCTGTACTGCGTGATGATATTGATGCTATTAAGCACCTGCGCCTGTGGCTTGCTTTCCAGCGTCATTGGTGTGAGCATAAACCTTCGGTGACTATCTCTGTTAAAGAGCATGAGTGGCCTGAAGTTGGAGCTTGGGTGTGGAAACACTTTGATGAGATCACTGGTGTGTCTTTCCTGCCTCATGACGGCGGGACGTATCGCCAAGCACCTTATGAGGAGATTGATGTTGTGACTTATGATAAACTTGCTGCTGAGATGCCTGTAGGTATTGACTGGACGCTGTTTGCAGAGAATACAGACAACGTTGAAGGTGCTCAGACCCTTTCGTGTACTGCTGCAGGAGGCTGCGAAATCTAACTATGAAAACAGTATACACAAAGGATAACTGTCCTGCTTGTGTTACTTTGAAGGCTTCCCTCGTTAAGTTGGGGGAAGCTTTTAAAGAGATCAAGATTGGCAGAGACATCACACGAGAAGAGTTCATGGCTAAGTTTCCTACGGTTCGTACAGTTCCGTATGTGCTTGACGATGACAAGTAAGGTAGTAGTAACAATGCGTATTGTGGAGATGATTACTTGTCTCCACATTATTGCTAATACATGGAGGCACTGGTAACATGAATGTACCTGCTAAAAAGGAGACTGCAAAAGAAAAGCAGTCTAACAGTTTGAAGTTGAAACTGGATGACATGGCAGTTATCAAGCCTAAGACAGACAAACAGAAAGAGTTCTTTGAGTCCTATCAACGTGGTGATTACTTCATGGCTTTGCATGGAGTAGCTGGCACAGGTAAGACATACATTGCCTTGTATAAGGCTTTGGAAGAGGTTATGGATCGTAACAATCCCTTTAACAAGGTGACTATTATCCGTAGCTCAGTTCAGAGTCGTGATATGGGCTTCCTACCGGGAGATGTTGATGAAAAGATGGACGTATACATCCAACCTTACCGACAGATTTGCTCAGATCTGTTTAAGCGAAAGGATGCTTGGGATCGCTTGGTGGAGCAAGGACACATTGAGTTTGTGTCTACAAGCTTCATTCGTGGTACTACCTTCATGCATAGTATCCTGATTGTCGATGAGATGCAGAACATGAACTTTGAAGAGCTGGATACGATCATTACTCGTGT